TTTTGACATTTCACGATTCAGCTCTTGGACAACTGCCCCGCCGTTTTGTGAAGCTAACATGTTAAGGAATCCATCTGGTGAAATATCTAATTCTTTTGACATAATAACTTACCCACTTAATTTCAATTTAATTTAACTTGTGACGTAACCCCTTGATTTAAAAGGGAATATCTTCGTCCATGTTATCGAATGCTGCCGCTGCCACTGTTGCGTTCTGCTGCTGCATCTGTTGCTGCTGTTGCTGCTGCTGCTGCTGCTGCTGCTGTTGCGGTGCTGCTTGCTGCTGTTGCGGTGCTGCTTGCTGGTATCCCGTCTGCTGCTGTTGCTGTTGCTGTTGAGGAGCCGCTTGCTGCTGTTGTTGCTGTTGTTGCTGTTGTTGCTGTTGTTGCTGTTGTTGTGGCGCTGGCTGACCATAACCGCCTTGCTGTGCTGCTGGCTGTTGAGGACTAGCGTTTGATGCATACCCGCCGCCCGTCTGCTGTTGACCACCACCACCGCCTTGACGAGAATCAAGCATTTTCATTTCACGTGCAATAAGGTCGGTTGAGTATTGATCTTGGCCTTGCTGGTTTGTCCACTTACGAGTGCGCAAGGTGCCTTCAATGTAAACTTTAGATCCTTTCTTCAAGTACTGCGCTGCAATTTCAGCTAAGCGACCTTTGAATGTAACCTTAGTCCACTCGGTATAACCTTCTTCCGCACCAGTTTGCTTGTTCTTCCATTTTTCAGAGTGGGCAATACTGATAGAGGTTATAGAACCGCCATCAGGAAAGCTTTTAACTTCAGGGTCGTCGCCTAAATTACCTATTGCTATAACTTTTAAAATTGTGCTCATAAATATATCTCTCTTTGGTTAAAAATTTAAAGTTACATTGTCAATCTGGCCTTCGGATATTGCGGAGATAACCTTCTTAGCTACCTCTTTACTGAAACCTAATTTCCCCATTGAGAAATAAGCTTCGTTCATCGCATCACGTTTGCCTTCTTGACTTTGAGGACTAGACTGTACCACTGGGGCTACCGGTGGTAAAGCACTTTCTTCACTAATTTCAGCTATTTCGGAGTTATTTAATAACTCTTCTTCAGCCTGCAATAATATAGCGGCATCGGCAGCATATTCTTCAAGTTCTTGGCGCGCTGCAATGTCTTTTCTGTCAATCTCAGCCTGGGCAGCGTCGGCTTTTCTGTCTAATTCAGCCTGGGCTTCCTCGGCTTTTCTATCTAATTCAGCTTGAGCCTTCCTGCTAGCCTCTTCTTTGGCGGCTTTAGCTGCTTCAAGCTCTTCTTTTAGGCGCTTGTTGTGCTCATTGATACGGCAGTCGATATAATTGCCAACTTGCTCTTGGGAAAGCATTATGTATTCATTGAAGTCTGAAAACAGGTAGGACAACTCGCCAGATTTGTCTTCAAGCAACTTCATGTTAGCCAAAACGTTAACGGTGTTTTGACGTAGCTTGGATAATACTCGACCAGATTCTTCAGCAATAGCTTTGCGAATAGACTCAATATTCCGCTTGCCTTTGATAGCTTGATAGTAATCATAACTAAGGCGTGGCATACGGTAAGGAAGAATTTTTCTTTCAGCTTCGGCTTCAAACTTACTCAAAGATGCTTCCGCCTCAGAAATCAATTCGGTTTTGATCTGCTCTTTACGGGTTTTAACGCTTCGCTCCAATGATAAACGAACCTTTCTAAAGTCTTCCTGAATCTTATCCAAAGATTCCATAGCTTCTTTGATGCTGGCTGTGCTTGATAAAGCATTTTCACGAACCGATTCAATATGCTTTTCAGCTTTCTTACAAAACTTTACATCGTTTTCAGCGTTGGCAAAGTCTGAATCTTCCTTAAGGTCGGTATTAATTTCTGCAATGTACTTAGACGCAGACTTTGAATATCGAGTAAGCGTACTTTTCTTAACCTTACCTGCCAATTCTAGGTTAAGTGCTGGAAGTGCTTTAATGACTTTAATTTCATCATTGACGTTATTTGCCTTACCGCCTTCAGCTAAATGCTTTTTGTAAGTTGCAATGTCTTCCACCAACTCTTTACCAGCATCAATTATTTGACGACGTAGAATAGGATCGCTTTCATATTCGGCGTATGAAGGCTCACGACGCTTATCACCTTTATCGATAAGGTTGCTAATCATGAAGTGGGCGCGCTTGCCATCGCAAACCATCAGCTGTATTTCAAGTTGTATTCTATCCATTGGCGGAACTTCGCCAACGCTTACATACTCGTTACGCCAAATTGAATATAGTTTATGCTCGAAAATATCTTCTTCACCCATATCTAGGCCATCATACGATGCCAAGAACGGAACTCCGTCCACCGTAAGTGTTCCAGTTACAGGAAAGAACTCTACCCCATACTTTTCTTCAGCTATTGGTCTAGCCATATCTTCAGCTTTATGGCCTTTATCAAAGATGTATAGAGCATTTGCATCTGGTTCTTCACGTTCGCCAGTTGCTTTCATGTGAATTAACTGCGCGCGAGTCATGTACTTGCTTTGGTTAAGCATCGCACAAGCTTCTGAGGCAGTTATATTTAACATACGGAGTGCTAACCACTCGTCGGAACCCTGTAAAACGTCATGTACTAACATACTTTAATCGCCTTTAGTTGGTCTTTCTGGTCATCAGAAAGTGGTAAACCTTTGCTTTCAATAAATTTAATCATTGTGTCGGCATCTTTCTTGCCAGCTTGAATAAACTTTGCCCAGCTTCCGAAGTTGGCAGTGAATTTATCTTTCGGATAAAATTCGACAATCGATTGTACTTCTTCCGACTTATCAAAATCCATGTTGGTCGCAATTTCAAGCATTTCAGTGATTTCACTGCTAACGCCGTATTTCTTAAACAGTCTATGGCTAACTGACTTGCAAGCCATTTGACCCGGAAAATCCACCCAAGGGCCAAATTTTGAGGTTTTACTTTTAGATTTAACTGCGGTGATGTCGTCAAGGTTCATGTATTCAATGAGCAATTCACCATCTACTTTGCGAAGGGTTGCGAATGCTCCGTCCAATGGGCCATGCTTACCTCTTGCCGCAACGTACTTGATGTGCTCGCCATTTTCATCAATTGAATATTCGAAGAAATCATTCTCATACAAAACCTTGGCAGTGAATGACTTAACATCTGGGCGCAAGTTAACCAGCTTGATAACACCGCTTATCATTGGTTGGTACTGAGCAAACGCCTGATAGTTTTTGTTTTGCGAGGTTCCAATGTTACGGCTTATTTTGCCGATATAAGCTTCTTTGTTGTCAGGCATAAGACCAGCAAGGAAACACTTCTTAAACTCCTCATTCAGACTTTCTGCTGGGCATTCGCGCAACTCCTTCTTGTCTGCGACTAATTGAGCTGCGCAATCGACAAACAACTCAAAATTCAAGTGGCTTGGCATGTTGGGGCGGAATGGCTCTAGCGCTAAGGCAATATTCGTAGAGGCAATTTTTTTCAATTCTGTCATACGTTTACCAATTCTAAGTTAGTAATAAATTCAAAGAGGATTAATCCTATTGCGAATAATACTGCAATGTCGATTAAATCACCTAAGAGTTTTTTTAGTTTCTTCATCAGTGAATACCAGTGACCGACATAATAAGGTCTATTATCATAATTTCAAGCTCTTTCTGACATTTCTTCGGGAGCTTGTCAGAATGCTTTATTGCCGCAAACAGGATTGATGACCGATGAAATTGGTTTAAGTGAATTTCTACAGGCATAACTTCAAGATTAGCGTATAGGTAATCAGTGATGCGCTTGAACTCTTTACCTTGCTCGTTAATTACAGTGGGTAGGTAAACAAGCAGCTCGTTAAAAGTCTGCCCCGTCGCCTTGTTTAAGTGGAATTCGGTTTTCATATTCGTTACCAGGTTGTTAATATACATCGAAGCTTATTCCTGCCGTTTTAAATAATCAAGACTTTTTTTATCAAAGTAATTAAAATTTCTCTTGCCAGGGTGTGAAACGTTCGGTAGTCTGGCCCAACTTACCAACCAATCGAGGAAAAATGATGAATATACCAAATACAATTACAGCTAAATATGTGGAAGTAATGCAGGCATTCTTAAAAGGTGAGAGCATTCAGGTTCGATGCCCGAGCACGGGTATATGGACTAGCGCTGAACGCCCAATCTGGGACTTTAACAATTATGAATACCGAGTAAAGCCGCTGGAAGCTCGAACTGTTTGGGTTAATACCTATGGGGGTGAACGTCATACCTGTTTTGCCGACAAGGATGAAGCTGTATCGCTAGCACGCCGCCCTTCTGCCCTACGGGTTGCTGTTGAGTTTAAGGAGGTGTTAAGTGACTAGTCGCACATTGCATCCATGTACGGGTGTATGCTCTACGCGGGATGGTGATGAGTTCTGTCGTGGGTGTGGTCGTAGTGCTGTCGAGGTATTAAACTGGCATTCATACACCAAGGATGGTAGGGCTCGGGCGCTGCTTCGCTGCAAGGTACGGTTAGACGAGATGGATAGGCAGGACCAAGAAAACCAATAGCCAAATTAAGCTAACGGTATTAGTTAATATTCCATCTTGGTTATGCCTCTATCAGATAGGGGGCCAAGCTGGGATTAAAGGGTAAGCTGGTTTTTAAGTTTATTTCAAAGGCAGGTATTTTTGAGTAGTAAGTAGAACATAGAAGGCACTTGCCCTAAAACACTCACAACCTATTGATTTTTAAGGAAAGACACCTTAAATTCTATGTCCTTTTAAGGACATAAATATGGCTTAAAAAGGACATGAGCTCTTCTAAAAAGGACATAAATTCGGATTTTGTGTCTTTCTAAGGACATAAATATGGTCTAAAAAGGACATGAGCTAAAATAGCACTTGACCTCGAAAGGCATTTAAGCATAATACATCAGGGCTTTTTAACAAACAAGGGGGGGATATGGAAGGTTCATTTTTAGATAATGAATACGTGGTTGTTTCAAGAAAAACTGGCCAAGAGTTTGAGCTTGACGTCTTCTTATCGGAAATCGATATAAACTTTTTCTTATCGATGGTTGATGTTGAATCTTTGCCGTCAACATCTAGGGGTTGGGAGAAAGTTTATCCCGACGAATTAGTTAAATACATCAGCTGTAGTGGGGCCAAGGGAAAGCTGTTATCATGGCTTATTTCCAGTAGAGAGACAGGTAATTTTGTGTACGGTACTCAATCTGAAATTGGAAAAGAAGCTGGCGTAAGTATGACCGTAGTTAAGAGCGTCTTTAAGGATCTTCAGGATAAAAAGATTATTGCTAAGGTTAGGTCTGGTATGTATATGATCAACCCCAACTTTATCAGGAATGGTTGCAAGGTCAAAGGCGCAGTTATGTTAAATAAATGGGATGAAGTAAAATGAAAAGAATTATTTTAAATCGAGCTTACCACACGCCAGCCGACAGCAAAGAAGTCTGGGTTAATATTGATCTTATCGAGACTTACGAGCTTATAACGTCAGAAGGCTCTACCGTAAGTGAGGTTAGCGTAGGCAATAAGATTTTAAGAGTGAATCAGACACCCAGCCAAATTGATAATTTGATTGACGCGGCTTTAACTTGGTATAATGACTCCTACTAAAAGGAGTATAAATCACGGCAAGGTTCATTAAATTAACGCACAAGAACGGTGATATTCATCTCGTAAACCTTGATGGTATTGAGTTGTGCGAGCCAGATCAAGCTGGATTCAAGTTAAATTTCTTAAGCGGTCGAAAAGAGGAATATACTTTAACCGAGGATGTCTTGAGAAAGAAGATTAACGTAGCAAACAATAAGGTTTACATCGACATAACTTAACGGGGCAATCTATGAATGAAGAAGAACTTCCTTTCCCTAAAAGCTTTTACGACGCTCCACACGTAAAAGGAAGGGGATCAGATAAGCAGTGGATTGAGGAGAACCTGGCACAGCTCTCCCATTCTCAGCGAAAAAAGGTTTGCAATGCTTACTCGAAAGCGTATGATGAAATAAGTAGACAAAATGCTAATTTAAGATTGATGGCATTTGTTGAAAATTGCGTAGGTGTCAGTAACGGTGTTGTTAACGCACCGCCAAAGATGAGGGTTTAATGATGGATAACTTGCACGAATTACTTAGTATGATGGCTCACGACCACAAGATGCAGCTTAAGCCCATATCGGACTTCCCTGATAATCTTGAAGATTTCAATATGGATGAGCTGGAACTGTTGTCTTCTGAATTATCGGGTGTTGATAAAGAAATATTAGCTTGCGGTGAGAACGATGAGATAGTTGAATTCATTAAGAAATATCCTAAAATGCTTGACTTAGATTTATTTCTAGTTGAGGCTTACGACGGAAGTATCGTTAATGATTTTTTTGATAGAAAGTTGTAAATAATTAACATTTTTAAAATAAAGCTGTTATAATACTTTCGTCAGAGGAAAAGATTGAATTAATTACTCGATCTGGGCTGCCCCTCCCCCTCTGACTTCATTTACTCTAGGGCACTACAGGCAATTAGGCGGCAACTATGGAACTCGTACCTCTATACGATGATCAAGAAGAATTAATTACCGAAATCCGATCCTTATGGCTTGCTAATAAGCGCATACTTGTTGAAGCAAGTACAGGCTTTGGCAAGACTCGAATCGCTGCACGAATCATTCAAGGTTGTGTTGGCAAGGGTTTGAAGGTTTGCTTTTTGGTTCCCAGAATATCACTCGTTGAACAAACGGCATTATCATTCTATGACCTTGGTTTAGAGGACATCACCTTAATGCAAGGTGCGTTGATCTACGATCCAAAAGCCTCTATAACAATCGCGTCAATTGATACATTTATCCGTAGGGATAAGGTTCGTTATGATCTTGTTATTCAGGACGAATGTCACGTAAGACGCAAGCAGCTACTTGAATGGATGAATGATCATCCTGACGAAAGATACATTGGTTTAACAGCTACTCCATTCTCCCCATTCTTAGGCGAGTATTTCACCGGTCACGCTAAATCAAAGCCCATGAGTTGGTTAATTGAAAATGGCCGCCTTAGCCCTTATGAAGTTTATTCTGTTGCCGAGCCCGACTTATCTAAGGTTGGAACGGGCATGACTTCTTTAGGTCGAGACTATCGAGAAAATTTGATAGCCGACATAATGGGTGACGCTAAAGTAATGGGTAACATCGTTGAGAATTGGCTTATCAATGGCGAGAACAGATTAACAATGGTACTTGCTGTAAACAAATTACATGCAGGCCAAATAACCAACGAGTTTACTAAGTTCGATGTACCTGCCGAATTAATCGTTGCTGAGACTCCTATGGACGAACGCAGCGCTATATTTAAACGGGCTAGGGATGGTATCACAAAGATAATTGTCTCCGTTAACTGCCTTACTGAGGGCTTTGACTTGCCTGAATGTAGCTGCCTAATCAATGCTCGACCTACCAAGAGTAAAGCTAGATTTATTCAAGGTATCGGTCGCGTGCTTCGGTATATGGATGGCAAGATTGCACTTATATTTGATCACAGTGGCACCTTCGTTGAGTTGGGCAGGCCTGAAGACATTATCATAACCAGTTTACCTAAAGAAAGTGACGGCTTGAAGGATGATTCCAGCTACTTTAAGGAAACACCGATAGAAAAGGTCGCTAAAAAATGTGGTAAGTGTAACTACATGAAGCCACCTGGCATGTACGTTTGCCAGAAGTGCGGTCACAAGCCGATAGCTGGACAAGATGTTGAGTGCGTTAAGGATGCAAAGCTTGTTCGCCTTGACAAGAAAACCAAGGAAAAGAATTACACAATGGAGGATAGGCAGGCTTTTTACAGTGAGTTGAAAGGCTGGCAACGAGAAAGAAAAGCAGGGGGTAAGATTTATTCTGACGGTTGGGTTGCCAATCAGTACAAGAATAAGTTTGATTGCTGGCCAAAAGGTTTGGCTGATACTCCTAAACCACCAACCCCATCAACCAGAAATATAATTAAGAGTTCTTTAATTAGGTTTGCAAAATCACGTAAAAAGGCAGAGTTATGAAAATTGAAATCATAGTAGTTAAGCAAGAAGGCATAGTTGACTGGAAAAAGCTTTATATCAATGGTGGTTATGTATCATCTTTCCCTTCTAAAACTAACGACCACTTTATTTACGAACACGCTGCAGTTGAAGCTCATTTAATGGGCCGGATGTCGGCTAAAAAAGAAATACGCTTGGCGCTGGGGTTTGATAACAACTAATGACTAGCACAGCTGAGGGCATCAGGGGCAATGAAGATGCAATAATTCATCATTTCGGGTTGCCACCGATAACGGGACACAAGCATTATAGGGGTGAATGTCCACTTTGCAGCAAGAAAGATAAGTTTAGGCTGCATTTTTATAATGATAACCTTGTTTATATCTGCGTTTGTGGATCCGGAAACCTGTTTAATTTACTCGGTCAAGTTACCGGTAAAGAGTTTCAGGATGTTGCAGCGGAAATAGATAAGATAATAGGGAGGGAATATAAGCCTGTTGTGGGTGCTAAGCCGGTCGTCAAGCCTGCTACTACCTTCATGGAAAAGTGGGAACAGTTGGAGCGCATAAAGGGTACACCGGTGCAAGAATATTTGATGTCTCGCGGCATATACAATATGCCTAAGAATTCGGTAAGGTATTCGCCTGCTGAGTATGATCAAAGTTATGGCCGGTCGTTCGAAGCTATGTATTGTGTCGCTAGTGATGAGTTCAACAACCCTTGTTACATTCACAAAACTTATCTTGACGGTGGCAAAAAGGCTGACGTTGCCCAGGTTAAGAAGCTGAAAACTATAAGGAAATCCCAGGGTAGTATTGCTATCAAGATGTTTCCGGCCACTACTGCCCTTGGTATAGCCGAAGGTATCGAGACTGCACTATCTGCGCATCAGGTGTACAAGGTTCCTGTATGGCCTGTATTGAACACCAGCTTTATGAAGAACTTTAAAGCGCCATTGGGGGTAGAATATTTAATGATATTCGCAGATAATGATAATAACGGTGCTGGATTAGCGGCGGCTTTTGTCTGCGGTAACAAGAATATTTTGGCAAACAATGACGTTAAGAAGGTATCGATAAGATGGAGTGATAAAGAAGGTGATTTTAATGATGTCCTTGAAGGAGGCTTGGGCGTAATTGAATGGATTCTTGTTAAGTAGAGGTCGGCATGAAAAAAAGATTTAATGCAGTATTTACCAACACTGGCAACGCTAGAAAAGAATTCTTCTTCCCTGAATATACAAAGCTTATCAGGTCAGGGGAGTTGATAGTAGAAGACTATGAGCTAAGGACGGTGTACACCGAATACGGTTCATACGACATGGATACCTTCGGGGGAGTTAAGGACATCACCCAACATGGCTGGGATTTGATGGACGTAGTTGTGCAGGATATAACCTTTAAGTTATTGATGGATAAGATAAAAGACTGCCCCAAGTATTGGGCGTGGTCTTATCATGCAGAAGAATAAAAACAAAACAAAGAAACTGCTTGTATAATGATTAGTATAGTATATCCTAGTGTCTGTACTGTATGAATGTACATGAAAAAATAATAAGGCAATGGAAAAAAGAACAACACAATGCCAATGGGTTTTAGCCTTGACATAATAAAAACAATAAAGTCAAGGCATTATTTAACATAAGCAATTAAATAAACAAACAGTGGGTACAGGGTATGTCAGAATTAATTTTTCATGATACGGAAACTACCGGGTTTCCGTTGTACAGCGAGCCTAGTACAGATGTACGACAGCCGCATCTCGTTCAATTGGCAGCACAATTAGTAGATGAAAAAACTCAGATCATTAGTAGCAGTATTGACATTATTATCCGTCCTGATGCTTGGGATTTTGACCCTAGCGCCGTGGCTGTGCATGGAATTACTTACGAGCGCGCTATGGATGTTGGCGTATCCGAGAAGCACGCCGTTGAAATGTACCTTGACCTGTGCGCCTCTCGCACACGACTAGCTTACAACCTACCCTTCGATGACCGTATCATGCGGATTGCTATACTTCGCCACATGGGTGAACACGCTCAGGATATAGCAGATCAGTACAAGCTCGATGCAGGCTTGTGCGTTATGAAGATGGCACGCAACCACACCAATCTTAAAAATAAATCAGGCAAACCAAAGGCCCCCAAACTTGTGGAAGCTGTCGAGATTATTTTAGGTACTCCATTGGAAGGTGCTCACTCGGCTTTGGGTGATACTGTTGCGTGCCGTGAATTGTTCTTCAAGTGCAGGGAGCTAGACAATGCATAAAGTTATCGTGTCTTATATGGTTGTAGTTGTTCTGGCCGCGATTGTGGCTTATAGTTTTCTGAATTATGACTTGTGGCAGGTTGCCTACGGATTTACTAGTGCGATAGCGGCTGGTCGTATGGCTGATATAATTTTCTCAAGTGATCCATCTTTGGTAATACCTGCGGCTATCAAGGATATGGAAAATTCCGGCCTTGAGGTTAGCTTTCTTGAGACAGATGATAAAGATACAGATTAAAATTTTTAATAGGTCCCTGCCAGATTTGTGAATTATGTTGGATCTCTCGTACCTTGCGAGACGTTCACAAAGAAAGGGGCAAAGGCGGTTATTCATAACGGAGAAGGGTGGCGCTCTAAGCCTGAAATGCCACCAACCCCCCCCTAATCAATTACAATCCTTCGACCCCTGCAAGCCTGCCTTTTTATTCTTTTTAAGATTCTTCTTCTAGCAACGGCACCCAACATTAAGCACTCAAACTTTTCAGGGTTCGTGGCAAAGTATCTCTTTAGGCAACTTACGTGCGTATTGCATAGCCTAGACATTTCGGACAGCTTCATACTGTGCTCGCCCTTGGTTACTTGTGCTGGCGTTTTACCTTCCCACATTATTTCTTACTCGCTATTTTTATGTAGGCGGTTATCCTACGCTTGATTTGATCCTTGATTTCGTAACTACTAATTTCAGTCAGTCGGGTTCGATCTCCTACAGTGTATTCTATACGAGATATTCCAGACCTAAAAAAACGGACTACAATTCTCTCGCCCAAGATTGTGCCATAGTAATTCAACCTGGCGCCAGCCTGGGTTAGTCCGTGATCTGCCATGCACTCATGACATAATTTTATTATTTGGTCGTTGGTTAACATTTGGCAAACTCGCTCAATCGGTTTAAGTAGGGCAATATATCACTCCCGCGCTTGTGCGTTAACTCAGAAAATGGCGCGTGTACCTTAATTAATTCCTTGGTTCTGGCATTCACAACTTGAAAAGAGTTTAGGTAAGTTACAATATAGATATTCAATTCTAGGGAAAGGAATTGGTTTGACAGCTTCCCCCTGCTCACGCCAGATGTGTACCTCATATTAGTTAGGCCGCAACCCTCTAATATTTCCTTGAATTGCTTGCGGCTCCTGTCGTCAGAATAACTCATAAATCCCTTCCCGCGTTTTTTAGAACGTGGCAGATAGTCGGCACATTCCAGCCGTTACCAAGCATTTTATAACGCTGTGTCTTACTTACGCCTTCGGTGTACCCATCTGGTACGCCTTGAAGTCTTTCGCATTCTAGCGCGGTTAGGGGGCGAACCTTGCCAGCTTCTCTAAGCTCATCAAAAACGCCTTCCTCAGTTGCCACACATGGGCGGCCATCTGCACGAATACCTTTGTGGTAATTGGCAACCAAGCATAAAGCCTTATCACCTGTGAATTTTACTGGCCGTGGGTCGCCTTTGCGTACGGTGGCTGGCTTCCAATCTAACTCGCTTGGCTCAAGTATATCAACTAGCTTTTCGTTGGTGTCGGCTGGCTGTCCATCTACTGGAATATTCGTCCAATACATACGCGCTCTTTTTGCTGGCGAGACTAGTGCGCTGTTAATGGTAATTGGTTCTACATTTAGCAAGGCCGAGATTGTGGAAGATATATGCTTTTTCATTACAACATTTTCAAGCATGAATTCAACTTTAGGATTATATTTGCGGGTATGGCTTAGGATGTTTTTAAACTCAAAGAATAACGCGCTCCTTGGGTCGTCAAAGTCTAGCTGTTCACCTAGTAGGCTAAAGCCTTGGCAAGGGGAGCCAGCAATAATTAAATCGATGCTAGACCAATCAATGTCCCATGAGCGCCAGCTGAGTATGTCCCCTAATCTTACATGCCCGAGGTTGTGCTGAGCTGAAACCTTAAGCGCATATTTGTCAATTTCGCTTGAATAATAGGTAAAATCTTTGCCTAGCCGATCTAGTGCCAAGCTTCCACAACTCATGCCATCAAATAAAGAAAGTACATTCATGATTGAGCCCACCAAAAAAACATTGTTACAAAAAAGCTAATTATAAAATCAAGAGGCCTGCGGTTCTCTGGTATCTCATTGCCAAGCATAAGAATATAAATAATAGATAATAGCAAAGGGACTATTATCATTAGGCTTAACTCATCCATTTTAACGACTCCGTGCCGAGGATACACCCCAAGCTTTCATAGTTGACTCTGCAATCTCGATGTATGAGTCCCAGCCCTCGTCATATACGCCCAATTGATAGCCTGTGAGAGGGTTTCTCTCTAGGCAGGTATCAAGCCACGATTCGGCCTCGGCCTCTGCTAGGAACCCTGCAGAGTGGATAGCAAGGGCGGCTTTAAATGCTTGGCAGTGAATCGCATCTATAGCTTGCTTGGTCGTCTTCATTTTGAATTCAACGCGCCTTTCCCAGCTATCAGTATCTTTAAACATTATTATCAAACATTCACTTTCCAAGCTGTCAGGCGAGCCATTGAAGTCTAAGTTAGACACGATAATTTCACATGAATCATTCAACCACGCTACATAATCAAGGCCGCCACCAGAGCATATGGCCTGCAAGTTTCCTTTTTGAGCTGCGTATGAAAAAATATCATCAGGGATGTCGAAAAAGTTTTTCATTGTATTTCCTTAATTTAAATTAATGTGTTCGTTAACTGCTTTTGCTGCATCCTCGAACGTATCAAAAATTCTGCCTCTAACGCTTAAATAACTACCGAACGTGCTTTGCATGTTGGCGCGGTGCGTGCTTGCTTTAAAGGCGTGGAAATGGGGTTTTCCATAACTATCATGATAACAGTCTATTTTATACCAACCGCATACACTTAGGTATTCGTGGTGCGCGTATCCTTCTTCGGGGTGGTTCTCGTCCTGCTGGTACTCTTTAATCCACAGCTTGCCATCAACGTCCATTAGGGTTAAGTCGTGATACTTTCTTAGCTGACAGAATTGGGGGCCGCCTTTGATAGATACTTCGCGACCACGCCAGAAGGCTTGAAATTTAAAACCGTTGTCTAATGTTATTGATTGCATTCTAAAAACCCCCAAATAAATCAGTGTCAGGCTGTAGCTTTTCTAAAACTGGCTCTAAAACTGGCTCTAATTCTAAAACGTCCTCAGTCGTAGATTCTTCATCAATCTCTAACTCTTCGTAATCATCAAGCCCTAAAACGTCTTCTTTTGGTAAAACTGAATCTTCAACGGTGTTACCATCTCTATCCAAGACGCGAGCCCAACGTATATTAATTTTTACAGATTGGTTTTTAATGTGAAGCCTTGCGCCCTCGGCTGAGCCAAACCAGTTATTTTTTAAGGTGTCGCTGCCTTCTGTTGCAATTACGGTGTAGTGCGATGCAGTAATCATTTTTGGTCACCATGAATGATTGAGAAGGTTTTAACGCAGAAGTAAGCGTTTGTTTTCATGCCAAGCTTGGTAGGCTTACGGCGAGTTAAAGACCAACACTCTACGACTTCACCACTTGAAAGTTCAACCTGTACAGGCTTTACGGGTACGTAGTAATTTGACATTGTGTCACCGAAAAACTTCATAGTCATTTTAGCAAAATGAAAACCTTCGGGATTGTGTTCTAAGTACTTCTGCTTTAATTGCGATGCGTTCATGTTAAGCCCCTGTTGAATCTTTGCTGTATGAATTAAATATAGTCACACTTTCAGATTTGGCAAGGCCTTTAACAAACTTTTTAATACTTTTTTCTAAAACAATGTTTTCAACTGCTTCAACGTTCATGATAAACCCCGTTTTTGTGGTTATAACTCTTATCAATGAAGGCTTAAGCCCCCATTAATAAAGGCTATTTCTTATGGAGCGTTAAAATCTGACGGGCTGCTGCTTTGTTGATGCATACCGCGACGGCTAAAGTAATATTATCGCCTGCCGCCCTTACTTTGTCGGCTGTGTGGCTGGTAATGCCGATTATATCCCAAGAATTCAAGCCTATATCATTCATGTGTTCACAAGTGCTTCTCAAGATTCTATCTAAGCCGATAGAGTTAGATACTCTTGCCCTAACAGCATCATTAACAAATTGGCTGTAATATTGGTCATGCGTACAAACTTTGCTCATATAATCAGATCTAGTAAACATTATTCTATTCCTTACTTGTTGGTGATAACTGCGCAATAATTGCCACTCGGTAACATGCCTAATGCAAGCTTGTTCTTGCCATTTAACCAGCCTAAGCGGCAAGCGTATACTATGGCGACCACCTCGGCGTCTTCACTGCTTTGAAGGTTGTGGTTTCTAGGCAATACCAAAGGCTTATTATCTGCGGCCCACACTTTAACTCTAGTTGGCAGGCAGTCTGTTGCCGGTAAAAGTTTGATTTCTATCGCTTTCATTAGTGTAAACCTACAGTATGGTTAACGATTTGTTTAGCACCTTGCTTAAACGCTTTGTAAGCTTTCTCAAAGGTAAAGAATTCGTGGTCATCGCCTAAAAACTTAACTGAGAAATCAGCACCTAACTTTGTTTTCATTGGATCAACAGCCCACAATTCAACCTTCAAGTTTTCGCAGTAACCGCTATATAGTAATGTATTCATGATAAGCCCCGTTAATTTAAATGGTTTCTTACTTTCAATCTAACTACATTTAATATAGGAGAGAACGAGAGATATGCAAAGAAATATTTACACCTTTATTAGAACTGTTTGGAATATTAACTACCCTAGATATACCTAGGCGTTATATATAAAGTAATCAGGCATAAAAAAAGCCCCGTAAGGAGCTTTACTAGGTCGGCGGCTGTTAATCGCCTAGTGTAATTTTGCCGTCAAAGTCTCTAAATTGTGATTCATTCCACGATGAGCAATAGTAGCCTACTTGGCTAGCGTGGCCGTCGGAATAAACAACCATTCCTTCATTCGGGGCCGAAAGCAATGCGATTAAATTACGGTTAAGATTAATCATGAGTTTAGGAAACTCTGGCGCTTTATTTGTTGCAGGTACGCTAATTACTGATTTCATACGGTTTATCTCTTTGTTGGTTATAAAATTAAAATCTAGTTCATTTCTTCGATCATTGTTTCCATCACGTGGACATCAAAACCTAAATCTATCAATTTGCGGTAGCTGTCCCTTGCATCCCAATAGTTAAAGGCGCTTTTTTCTTTCCAGAAAGCCGTCCTCGCTTCGGGGTTCCATGATATGTAGCCATTTTCCGAGATGCTATCGGTCTTTTTTAATATTTTCCAATAAAGAACGGCGCTTTCCAATGATTCTAAAAGTTTCTTGTTGCCCATGACCTTCTCCTCTGTTAACGAGTTTGAAAAAT